CTGATTCGGTTAATAGTTCAGGCAAAGAAATGCCGGATAGTTCGGTTAACATTGTTAGCCTCTGTAATGCTTTGTTTATTTGATCCTGATAAAACCAACGGGAAATAAAATCTATCAGAGCTACCAAAGCAAAGACAAACGCCGGTGTTTTCGTTTGTGCATCCACATATAAGGCCGGTAAATGTTTTTCCGGTTCTCTTACCGGTTCTTTTTCCGGGATGATCGGAGCTTTGGCGCGATCTAAAGCCTTTATATTACATTTTAAGTTCGGGCAAATAGAATCATTTATAAATGCAGGCATAACCACACCTATACGCGCCGTCTTATCATCAAAGACCGCCGCCCGATCAGGTGCAACCAGCCACACGCCACCAGTCCAGCCGGAAAGCAAGGGGATAACGTTTGATGCAAAGAAACCTAGCTTTATATCAATTAAAGCGGCTTTTTCCAATGTTGCACAAAGTTCTTTGTGTCCGTTACTGTCTGCATCATTATAAGATAAATAAACTTTATTATCTCCGGCAATAGTACGAAGTGAAAAACCGCTTTTTTTGTTTCGTTTGGCTATTTCTTTTACAAAACCGGCGACCGCTTTTAATTCGCTTTTCTGAATCTTTATAAATCCGTCTTTTGAAAGATTGGGGTACACAAGCCGGTAATTAGGGAAATATCCGGCAAAATCACAAACAAAGGTTTGTTTCTTATCGTTGGTTATTTCTGTAATATTGCCGCCTTCCTGATTACAAACACAAACAGAACACCGGCCAACCATTTCTTTTAAATGTTTGGGATTGATAAATAATTTTAGGCC